AGCAGCGCCATCTGCATGCAGGCCAGGCGCTGCTCGGAGCCGTCGCGCGTCAGCGAGACTTCGCCGGTGGTCGGAACCTTCGGTCCCCGCTCTCCCGGACGCGGCGGCATCCCTCGCTCTCCCAGATCCGCCAGCTTGTCGAACAGTTCCTTCCGGGCCTGATCGACGGGCACGCCTTTGGCGATGAACTCGCTGATCACCGTGCCATCGATGCCATATTTGATTGCGGTGGCGCTCAGCGACTGGATCTCGCTGACGCGCTGCCGTTCGGCCTGGACCGCCTCTTCCCGCGCGGTGGCCAAAGCCTGTTCGTTCACTGTACGGGCATCCGCGCCCGTGTCCTGCGTGGTCGTCCGTTCCATTGCAGGTTTCTCCTTTTGTGGGCTGATTGCCCGTAACACATCGATCACGCCAGGTTCCTCCGGCATGCCCGAAATTGTGACTTCCCCGGTGGGTTGCGCGCTCAGAAAGCACGTGTTGAAATCGGCCGGCACCGTGCACGGGGAGATCTCAAAGGGCTCCCAGTCGGTGGCCTTGAACATGCCGATTTCCTTGTCGTTCAAGTACGGCGGTTTGCCCTCCGGCATCCCTTCCGTTTGGAGCTTTTCGCGCTTGTAGACAAAAGTGCCGAAGCTGAGGTTCTGGAGGATGCCGGCGCTGGCCTTGCGAAACATCTCGGCGCCATCCAGATCGCCGAGATCGAATTGCAGCGTCGCCATGCCCTTGTCGCCGTTGGGCCAAGCGCGGCGCACCACGCCCAACTGGGCGCGCGTGCCGACCTTGCCGGCCATCAGGGACTTGAAATCGTCGCCGGTGAAGTGGGTGTCGAAGACCGGCGCGCCATTGTTCAGACGGTCGAAGCGGCAGCCCTGCATGTCCAGTTGGAGCATGTAGGGTTCGCCGGTCGCGCGGTCGATCCTGGGGACAGCGGCTCCGCTATACCAAACCACATCGATGGTGCCGTCCTTGGCGTTGGCCGTGCTGGGCAGCACCTGCGCATCGGCGGAAAAGACTTCCGTATCACCACGGGTGGCCGGCGGCGCGCCGGCATCGGGAGTGGATAGTTCGGTTCGTAAAAGCGGCATCAATGCCCCCTCAATCCTTCACCGCGTTGACCGCGATGAAATCGTTCTCCCCCAGCTTCTTCAACTGGTAGAGTTGCTTCTGGAGCCATGCGACATGGCCCTTGAATTTGTCGTCACCCTCGCGATGCCATTTCACGAGGTGCTGGTAGAAGTGGAAGTTCGACATGTCGCCGGCGTCGTAGCACTGCTTGCAGAGATCGGTGAAGCGCGCGATGGCCGCCTGCTCGGCGGCAAAGGCATCGTTCAGAATCTCGGTGACACTGTCGTGGGTCGCGGCGGGCTTCAGCTCAATCGTGGGCGCGCCTTCGAGGAACAACAGGCGGCTCACCAAGCACTTCATATGGTCCTCGCACTGGTCCTTGAGTTGCTTCAAGCCATCGGCGAGGTCCAGACCCAGACGCTTCACGTCACGCTGGTCGAGAAGATACTGAAGCATCATGGAGCCTTCGATGTCGGCGGACTCCTGAAGCCCAGCGATTACCTGTGGGTTCCCTTTCATACTTGTCCTTCCTTGTGTTGAGTTTTCAGCCGCGATAGAGGCGAGACGCGGATTCAAAGCTGCCACCCGCGCGTGACATCCCCGCGACGAGTAGATCCTTCACCATCCCCAGATCCTCTTCCGATAGAGCCGCGAAGCCCTGCCCCTTGGGCTTGCCGGAAGTGGCTTTGCTGCTCGGTGTCCGTTCCTCGGTTCCCGCCGGCTGTTCCTGGCCGCGCAGCGTGGTGTTGCGCGGGTCCGAGTCCAGGATGATTTCGAATTTGTCCACCAGCTTGTTAAACAGTGCGATCTGTTCAATCTGCGTGGTGGGGTCGTAACCGTTTTCCAGCACGGCCTCGAACCACGTCTTCCGACCCATGCGGACGTCCTTCAAAACCGCCTCCGCATCCTTCACCGGATCGACGGATTCGAACCGCGGCGCGGTCCACTGCACGCTGCGTAAACCAACCTTGGGGTCGTTGGCGACAGCCTGCGGAATCCTGCCCTGCAAAATCAGCGTGTCGATGAACCGCCGCCACACGGGCATCGCGAACAACGGGATCAGGGTGAGCCAGCGGAAAGCTTCCACCGTGTTGCGGAAGCCGAGCATGCCGCCGCGCCAGGATGAGTAATTCACCTGCGACATGTCGCCGGTACCGAGTTCATAGGGCAGGCCGATGCCGGCCATAATCCCCTGCAACTCGGTCATCTTGTATTCGCGGTAGCCACCTGCCGGCGGCGGATTGTTGAACTTGATCTCCTGGCCGGGTTTCAGATACTCCACCATGCCGGGCTGGAAGCTTTCGACCTGAAGCCCGCTCGACGGGTCGGTCCCGGCGAGACCGAGTGGATCCCCATCGATGCCTTCCGGCTGCTGCACGAACGCCGTGACACACGCCTCGACCTTCTTGCGGACCCGCTCGGCGTCGCAGTAATCGTCGAGATCCCGGAGCGCCATCATCACCGGCGCGAGCCACGGCACGCCGCGGACTTGTCCAGGCCGGAGCACGCGGTAAACGTGCATGATCTGGTCGGCCGGAACCGGCTGGCTCACAATACCGCCGCGCGGATTGAGGATCAGCACACCGCCAGGATGGTAACTGAACAGCCAGTAGGCGACGCGGCGCCCCATCTCGTCGAACTGCACGCCCTCCATCACATGCCCGTTGATCAGCCCCATGGTGCGGGCCTGATCGAGGAAATCAGCTTCGAGCATCTGAAGCTGAAGCGGAACGCGCAGGCCGGCGTCCGCGGGATGCGGCCGAAAGCGCACAATCGCTTCTCCCGATTCGGCCATGGTGCGGACGGTCAGCGTCTGCATGCCATAGAAATCGAGACGCTGTGGCATGTCGCAGCCGTCAGCGAAGAATTGCCACTCGGCGTCGATAATCTTATCAATGGCCGTGTTGCCGGTCTTCGCTTTCGGCACAATCCCGGTCCCGACCACGTTGCCAGCCAGTTCCTCTACCGCGCGCGCCGCATAGGGATTGTTCCGAATGAGATCGCGGCTGCGGTTGCGAAGCCAGATGAGCGACCCCATCAACTCGACGTTGGCGTCCGTCGAGGCAGCGTACCAACCATGGGCGCGGCGTCCGGCGGTGGCGCCGTCGTACCGAAACCGCTGGGCGTGCCGCTCCAGGTAGCCTGTGGTCAATTCCAGTGCCACGCGACTGCGCACACGCTGTAACGCGGCGCGCGGCGCTACGACACTGATGGCCTTATCGAGAAGATTCATTTCGCCGAGCCAAAATACTCCGCACCCGGTCGTTCGGCGGTCCCCAATTGGAGTTCGCGGATGATCCGATTCAGCGCTGTTTCGCTGATCACCACATACCGCGCACCCTCGGGATCATCCACGGCAGCGCCCTGCCGCGGCGCGCGTTCCAGTGCCTCGATGACATCCACGACGCTCACGGCTTCAACCTCTCCACTACTGCCGCCGCGACGATCGTTACGGCGGCCGCCCAGAGAATGCCGATGACAGCCAGGGCGCCGGTTATCCAGGACCGCCACCGCTCCAGGCGTGCGATGCGCACACCGTGCTCTGCACATGTACCCGGTTGACCATTCCCCAACAGCGTCTTTTCCAGACGCTGCACGCTGGCCCGCGTCGCCGTCATCTCTGCGGCCAGATTTGAGCAATTGCGGCAATCCACCATAAGTCCTCACCATCGGTCGCTTAGCGTCGGACCCGTGGGGCCGTCGCCGCGCTGGTGCTGCGCGAACCGGACGCGACTCCCGGTCTGCCCACTGGCCTGCCGGATGTCCTCTTCGATCTCGGCCTTCGCCTTGCGCAGATCGTCCATGGATCGGTAGGTCACCTCCCGCCCATCCGGGAAACGCACCTTCAGCGTGGGACTGCCGATGGCTTGGTTGATCGTGTCCAGGTTCGCCTGCAACTGCTGAATCGTCATAGCCATATCAATTCCGTCCGAACCAGTTACGGCGCGGTATCCATGGGTCGTCGCCGCGCTGAACGGGAGGTGGGGCGGGCGGCTCGATCCTGGCCTGGCTTGGCACTGCCGGAATTGCCGGTTGCCTCTCTCCTCGCCGCACCTGCACCATCCGAGCGAAGCGGTCACAATGAACCGGCAGTTTCAACCCGCTGGCGTACAGCGCATGGAGCGCGGCGTAAGCGTAATTCCGTGCGTCGAGAGCCTCGTTCCTGGCATTGGCCGGCTTCCGCCATTCCGGCTTCGGAAACCCGTTGTGGTAGCGCGTGAAC